AAAGAATGATTTAGCATCAGGAGCTTTTTTAAGCCTCTCCATATAAACGCCAAGCTGCTCCTTAGGCACTAAGCCTTGACGTACAGCATTCTCAGCAACAGCAGCATATTCTTCTTTAGTTGCGTCAGGCCCTAAAGAAGTCATGGCTCTAGTCATATGCTGTAATGCAGTATTAGCATTCTGCATCTTACCAGCATCAATACTTTGCTTCTGCTGTTCTAAAGCTCCAACCTTTTGCGCTGTATCCAAAGGTGATACAGGTAAAGGTTGACGATAACTGCTAACATCAGCTTCTAAACCAGCCATGATTAAGCATTCCCAAATGGAGTAGGACCACCCGGACCACCGTAAGTAATAGGCCCACTAGAACCACCACCGCCATACAAACCTTTATACATGGCGTAACCGCCAATATTATTGCTTAAATTAGCAATAGAAGTACCAGTAGCATTAGCGGCTGCTGCCTGAGCGTTTGCTCCACCAGTTAAAGCAGTACCAGCATTATAAGCAGCCTTTTCTCCTAAAACACCTGTTCCTGTTGCTGCTCCAGCGCCAGTATCAACTAAGCTTTTTAAACGAGTAAAAGCATTAGTTTGATTTTGGGTTTGCATATTAAAATTATTTTGCCATTCAGTGCTAGCCAAACCTTTAGAAAATGCAGCAGCACCTTTTAATGCTGCACCAGAACTAGCTAAACCTCTAGCTGCTGCTGAATTTGTTACTCCTTTTTGACCTTGTTTTTCTAGAAAGTTATAATAATCACTTCCTACAAAGTCTTGAGGATTAACACTAATAGGAGTAGTAAGCTCAGACAAACGAGAGGTTAACCTTCCTCCAGCATCTTCACCAATAGCCCTATATGGAGCTAAATCTGACCTAGTTTGCTGATACTGATCTTGCTGCATTTGCGCAACGCGCGTTGCATTTTGAGATTGAGTATCCGCAGCTTTATTAGCTCCAAAGATTTGTGCTCCAGCGCCAATGACACTAGAGCCTATCACTGCCGCTGCAATCCATGCATTACACAAGCAAGGATCAACAAATTCAAAATCTATGTTAACCTTGCTACTATAAATCATCTCAATTAAATCCTAATTCAAGTTGCTTACTACTATGCCCACAAAACTCTAACCATTCTTCTTCACTCTTAGCTATAAATGTACGTTCAATTACATTTAAATCTATTTCATCAGTACCATGTATTGTAGTCCATACACAGTTAGTAATAGCTCTAGCAATTCGTTTAGTGCCGGGAGGAGACACTATCGTAAAAGGAGCCTCGATTTCCTGAATGGCGTCACCTATCAATACCTGAATTTTTCCCTGAGATAAAATATTTAAATTTACAAATTTGTGAATTTCTCCAGTCAGTATAGTGCCCGCTGGTATGTGTATTTCTCTAGCATAAACACCTTTAGAAAAATGATGTACTGTCTTGCATTCAACTTGATCCTGTAGCTTCATTAATGCTTCAATAGCATACACTTTACCTAAAGGCGTTACTAAATCCATCCTAGTCTCCTAAGAATTGAACAGTAGCCGGACCAGTCCAAGAAACAGTATCGCCAATTCTAACCGGAATGATACGTTGCCCATTTAAGTTAATGGTATCATCGCCTCTGGTTAAATTTATTGTCACAGCGCCAGTTAAAATAACCTTACCGTTAGCGTTAGCAGTAAAAGGAGAAGGCGCAGTAACAGTAGCTACAGCAGGAGCTTGTTGAACTAATTGTTGAAAGAAGCTATTCCAAGGAGATAATAACTTTCCAGCTTTATCAACTAAAGGAGCTTGCATATTTGGTACTGGAGAAGTCATTTCCTAGCAGGCTTTCTATCAACAAATCCACCATTCAAAGCAGTAACTAAATCACCAGACCATTGAAGTTTAAATACTCTATCTCTAGCTTGTCCTAATCTATTCCAAGAAGCAGAAGTTAAATACTCGCCAGTTTTACCTAAAGTTTGCGAAACAGGATTACCATATGTTTTACCCTTATCATCAGACCAGCTTAAATCTACTGTAGGATTAGCTTCCTGATCTATAATAGTGCCTACTTCCATATCAGCTTGGAAACAAAGATACGTAACTTTAACGTTGTTATCTGTACTGTGGGGAAATGTTCTAACCCGAACAATAGGACTACCTTCATCGTTAGTAACGTCTAAAGTTAACTGTAATAGCTTTCCATTTTCCCAATCACCAACAAGAATAACACCATAAGCAAACATACAGCAATTAGCGCGCGGCCTTAAGAAATTACCATTAACATCACACCAATTCCATTCAGACCACTGTTTAGTCTTAACTTCAAATAACCAGCCCTTACTAGCAGTAGGAAATACAAGAGCATAAAAAGCATGATCGCCAATTTGAAAACAAAACCCAATGGCATCAGCTAACGTTACATACTTTTTAAATTCTTGAACGATACGAGGAGTGGAAATTTCTGTTACATCATATCCTTGACCTTGAACAACTATTCCGCTTCCTTGCTGATCCTGCATAATAAAGAAAACTAAAACATCCATAGTTGCTATAGAATACTGAGCCGCGCAACCATGATTTATGTAAGCACCTTGTTGTTGCTGGAAATAGAAATCAGCAGCACCAGTACCAATCCAAACTTCAGTGGTACGATTACCGATAAGCCAAAGTTCACGATGAACAGAAGCTATGCCTACAATAGGATCATTAAAGCCTGATTTAGCAGCTATGTCTAAGGGGTCAAAAGCTCCTACTGTACTCAGTAACGCAAAGTCAGCATTAGAAACTGAAATGAAAAATTGATTAGTTGCTGGAACATTGAACACATAGAATGTATCAAGTAGCGTTACAAAGTCTGCACCGTAAAAATTAGGATCAGTAATTTGAGCAAACGCATTGGTAGCAATATCAATTACATATCCATTAACGCCATCTACTAGAACAACAGTGAGCCCGTTATCTATCATGATAACTTGGCTAAGCCTATCTGCAATAACTCCAATCAAGACTACAGTTTGATTATTTAATACATAATAGACATTCGGCCCAACAACATAATACGCTGTTCCAATACTAGTATTGTAGGTACAACGTGCTGACCTAGCAAAGTTAGGATCAACATACAAAACTGTACCGGGGGTAGGATAATAAGTTACTTGTGCTGGAGCCTGAGGGTCTTGCTGATTAATTTCAGCAAATAGGTTCACGCATTCCTGACCAGAAGAAATTACGCTCCTGCCATCATATGCTGAGCTTATAAGTTCTACGCGGCGTTGCATTAGTAAGCATCAGCGTTAAAGATGTAAAAACTATTTGAATTACTAAACTTTAAGCTAGATGGCATGACTAGTTTAGATATCTGTAAGTTAGAATTTTTAATACCATTTAAACCAGCTATGGCCAGCCTGTTAGTCTCAATATTAGGCGGATACTGATAATGAGCGATAATACGCCTAGTAAGATTATGATGTATTGGTTCTTCATAGTCCTCAGGCATATTAAATTCAGCATCTAAACTGCTGGTAACGTTAGTTACTTTTAAGATAAATCCAGAGCCAGTACCACCTAGCAATACATTAGATACCGATAAAGTATCACCTATTTTATATCCTGTTCCACCATCAGCTATAACAGCAGCCGTGATAATACCACCAGCCACAGTAAAATCAGCAGTAGCTCCACCGCCAGTACTACTGATATTAGTTAAAGGTACAGCAGGATAATTACCATTGACATATCCTGCTCCAGCAGCTTGAATAGTACTAGATAAAATTACTACTTTAAATCCAACAGGCCCTTTAACCAGTAAGTGTAATTCATATTGGCTAGATGGAATAGGCCATATAAACACATTTCCATAAGGGAACGCACCATCATAAAAGTAAAACTGCGGCCACGAATTTAAAGTTTTTAATCCAATCCTGATATAATCTTCATAGCTCCAAATAGGAGTTAAGAAATAACTTACATCATTTACACCACCGTTCAATTGCTTAAAATAAGCAGCTTGAATTTTATCAGGGCGCAATGAATTGTAGTACTGACCGGGGCCAATCAAATTAGAAATTGCATTATTACCATTAGCAGAAACATCAATTAAATTGGGTACAAGCCAACGCTTCTTTTGCCAGTAATTAAGCATACGAGTAAGCAGCGTAAAGCAATCGTTAATATCCTCAGCTAGAGGGGTTTGGCCTACGCCAATAACCCCCGCTTCTTTCATCGCTAAGGTAACGAAGTCTCTAGCTGTAGCCATTTACCAAGAAGCCTTAGCAGTAGGAGCTTTCTTATCAGCTTCAATATAAGAATTAATCTTTTCCTCAGAACTTTTAGAAGCATAACCCTCAGGAGGATACTTATCGGCCTTATAACCGTTAGCCACCCACTCCTCAATTGTAGGGCCATCAGTCTTAAGCTTATCCTCCATCCTAGCCTTTTCTTCCTCACGGTTTTTAACCACAACGCCAGCACCCTGAGGACCATCAGGATAGATCATTTTAGGATATTCAGTATGACCAAATTCATTTAAAATATTTGGGTCTTTACCAAAATTAGGATGTGGATTTGACACATTATGCTCC